CCAACAGCTCCATCTTCCATTGTCAAGGTTCCGTCTAATTGCAGCAGTTCTACCCACGCATTATCTGCACTATTTCTGAGTTTTAACGTACCAGTATTAGAGTCTGCCCAAAACATATACGCCGCAGTCGTTGAAGGTGCAGAAGACCCCGAACTATTAGTCAATATTGCCTGAAGGCATGAATTTAAATCGCTTCGGACAGCACTCCCTGAAGCATTCGCAATAACAAAATCGTGTTGGGCCATGTCTCAGGGTACTAGGCATCTATATTTTTTTATTCTACCTACACTAAGACTGTTCGGCTCCATAGCCTACAGCTTGGTAGGTAAACGTTCTATCTACTACAGCATTCGAAGAATTTTTGAACACTATAGAAAAGCCAGTCCTTGTCAAACTAGAAATTGCAAAGAAGTCTCCTGATGCCATGTCGTTTGCAGATACCGTTACTTTTGGCGTTTCATAAAAAGCTTCTCCAAAGGTGACGGCTTTAGAACTTGCTGTTCCAGATGACAATGTATTAGTAGCTGTCCGACTTTCTATTTCTATCTTGTATCCAAGTTGATCAATTAATGGAGTTTGATCAGTGTCTGTAGTTGAAAGCTCTGCCTTAAATTGAAAAAGTCTTCCTGTAAAACGCCCCGTTTCCATTGGGATCCAATCTCCATAAGTTGTATCAGACTCAAGGAGTAAATCTGAACCATCTTCTAACAAGATAGCATCGCTATTTTCAGTTATATAATCACCATCTAATAATGCAGTGTTGGTTTTCCTGAAATACATATCAGCAGTCGTATCATCTGGAATACTCCCATCAAAATCAGTCCATAAATCAATATTTGTGTTCCTTACATCAATAGTGTCATCTGGGAAGATGCTTCTTATTTCCGTTACTCTTTTGAAAATAACTGTAAAGATACCACCAAGATCTTTTGTATTAATAAAGTGATAAGTTCCTTCCTCTAGTTGATCACCAAGAAAATCAATTGTTGAACCTGGCCAACTATCAATAGCAACCCCAGGTTGGAAATCGTCCCATAAAGAATCGCTATCTAAAATTAATGCATCAAAATCAGAAGAATAACGACAGCCTATTTTTTCGCCTTGGAAGGGTGGAGTGTCGCCATCTTCCCTTCTTGATTCAACACTTAAACGTGGAATACTGTCAGGCAGATTAATGACTGCACCAGCTTCATTTGTACTTTTATTTCTATTTTTATCCTGAAATTTCACCATATATTCACCACTCATCATAGGCAAAACCACTGAATTATTAATGGCTTGAACCTTTCTTAAAAGAGTGCTATTAACCCAAGATCCAGTTCCATCAGTTTTTACAGAATGGCGAACAAGTGCGTCTAAATTCGTTCTATTACCTGGCCAATCACTAGGGATAGTCCAAAGAAGACTTAAAGTATCATCGGTACTAGAAACTATAATTTGAACATCCTGTGGATCAGGCGGCAAAAGTGTTGTTTCAGTAGTATCACTCGTGTTATCTTCTCCCCCTGATTGATCAGGGGCTGGAGTAATGATATCTTTAGTTGTCCATCTAGATCTTTTATGGAAAGGATCTTTACCTATAGCACGAACTTGAAAGACTATTCTTCTACCTTCTTGAATCCCATCTATGTCATAAATGGTATTAGTTGTGTCAATAATTTTGGTATATGATCCACTCCCAAGTTTCCAACGTAGCTCATAAGTTATAGAAGCACTATTGCTTCCTCTTGACCAACTCCAAGTTAATCTATTAACTGTATTGTTATTTTTATGGATCTCTTTAAAAGAATAACTTAAATTTGAAGGCGTAGATGGAGCCTCATCAAATACACTAATATCTAGATATTCGAGATCTGTACCTTTATCAATAGCCTGATAAATTGAATCATTAAATTGAGTTGCTGTAATAGCATAAAGACCCTCCCCATTTTCATCAATTGATAAACATCTAAATTTCTGTTCGGTAACACTACTAGAAGATATAGACCAAACAGATTGAGCCTGTGGAGCAGCAGAAAAAGCCACGCAAGTAACAATAGCACCACTAACACTGCTGATAGTTCTTTCTTCTACATCCCCATCAGGCATAACACATTTCATTTTATGATCTGAACCAGATGGCAAAGTAATTGTTTGATCAGTTGTTATTGCTGTTGTTGATGCTGAACTGACACGGCCTGCTAGTCGTGCCCCTTGCCTCATCTCATCAGCTATAACAAAAACCTGACCTGGAAAGACAGCAATTCCTTCAAGTCCTACAGTAAAAGTAACGACTTCAGCATTAACTTCTTCTGCTTTCATCATCCATCGACCTAACCTCTGGGCTTGCCATTTAGACGTACAACCAAATGCAATAATCTCCTTTTCTTGAAATCCATATTTTGTAATTAGATCGTAATCCTCAACAACTACAAAGTTGCTTTTATACATATTGTCTGGGTCGTTATATCGAACTCTTACAGAAGTACTTCTTGTCTTTAATGATGTTCCTGAATAATTAAAAACTCCATCAGTTACTGATGAATTTGTGTACAAATGAACTGGATCTGTTGTATCACCTTCAGTTAATTCGCCGTGATCTGCTGTAACTTGTATGCCATTACTAGCCCAATAAGTCATTCCACGAAATACACTACATAAATCTTGAAGAACATTAAAAGCCTCTGACTGACTTCCTATAACTGTATTCATCGCAAATCTTGGTTCGTTTGAACCATCAGGATTATAAATTAATTGATTTGAATATCGACATAATGGATACAAATCAACCCAGCTAATCGTTGATGAATCTAAAGAACAGGACAGGTCGTCCATACGGGTCCTTTTAAAGAACCGTCAAATTCTGCATCACTAAACTCAAGGCTTCCATCTTCTCTTACTATTGAATTATGAGGGACTTGAACCATAAGTCCTTTTACTAAATAAGCTCTAGTAGGGAGAGAAGTAAATTCTTCTGTAGAAAGATTTAAACCAACAAGTGCTGTATGAGCATAATTATGTCTGACATCTACGATATTCAATAAACTCGTCCAAAAAATTCTATTTCCTCGATGATCTTGAATTGGAATAGTTTGGTCTACATCTTCAAAATCAGTCCATTTAATCTCGAAATCATCCTCTCCTTTTGTAATCTTTTTAATCTTAATATTCCAAGGCCCGTTATTTGCTAATTCTATTTTTGGACTTTTTAGTTGATAGTTAGTTGTACTAATTCCAGTAATTGATTTTTCCCATTTTCGATTATAACCTTCTCCTACACCTTGAACCCATATTTCAAGACTGACTGTCGCTGAGAATAATTGACCTTTTGCAAGACCTTCTTCAGCAGTCGAAAATAGAGCAGGAATTGTGAATAAGCACTCAAATGAAGTAACAGAGGTATCTGTAATACTCCTTACAACTTGACCAGCACCATAATCACGACTTTGAACAGCACCTGTACCACTAAATTTCTCACTATAATTTGAACCAATTTCAGAATTTATAGTAATATTTGTAGAGACTTCATCTCCTGATTCAC